AGGCTGGGGAGTAGTCGGCGCGGTCGTAGGGGTGGTCGCGGGAGTGGTCGCAGGGGCAGTCGGCTTAGTCGCGGGAGTGGTCGCGGGGCTAGTCGGCGTGGTCGCGGGGGTAGTCGGCTTAGTCGCGTCAGGTGTAGTCGCAGGAGTGGTCGGCGTGGTCGGCGTGGTCGGCGTGGTCGCGGGGGCAGCCATCGAACGCAAGTCAATCCCGAGCTTGCCGGAAGCCGTAGCCTCGAAGCGATCAGCGGCAACCCCAAGCTGGGAAGCCCGAGACCTGAATCCTGCAAGGGAAGCCGCACCCTCGGCACCAGTCATCCCGCTGGCGGCGCGGGCTTGCATGTCAGCAAAAAGCTTCTGCCGGGAATCCTGAGCCCCGAATCCGCTACGGATAGCGGCAGCCTTGTCGTCAACAGCGGACTGCTTGCGGGCCCGCGCGATTTCCGAATCAGCGGAAGAGAATCCGGGGCGCTCGGTAAGTTTTCGCTGGGAGGCGGCTAGGGCTACGCTCTCGGCGGCACCGCCAAAGCCTTGTCGCTCAAGCTTGCGGGCTTCCCGCATCATGCGACCGGAAGTGGTCCCGAGCGAGCGTTGGGGGGTTCGGAGAGAGGAAGATCGGAGTCCTTCAGCCATGGTGCGGGGGTCAGTTACCAGTTGTGGTTGCAAGCCCAGTAGCGGGCGGTTGTCTTGTCCTTGGCCGAGCTGCAATTATGGCGCGACTTGAAGTTCGCGCGGCGCTTGGGGTCCTTGTGCTGCAGGAAGTCTTCGTAGCCGCGTTGGCCAAACTTCACCTTGGATACCTTGTCCCCCTGCTTGCCGAGCACGACGTATTTTTTCTCGTCGCCTTTGGGGGCACGCTTGGGGCGGTTGAAGCCCTCGAAGATTTCCCCGCGATAGCGGATCTTACCCTCGGGGGTTCGTTTGAAGGAGGCGGACACGGCGCAAAGGCTACAGGATTCAGGGTGGGGATGCAAGGTGTTTTTCGAATCCGGAGCGGTGGGGGTCGCGCACGCGTATATGCGCGCACACGCACGCGCCCGCCCCCGCGCCCGCCTGTCTCTTCTTAAAAGTCTTCTCCCTATAGGTAAATCAGAATCAGTCAGTTAATTCACTACGCATATTTTGCTGTTTTTAAACTGACTAACTGATTTACACGTTTTCCAGAAACTCTTCAACTTTTCTCGGCGTGCAAAAAGGGCTATTGTAACTCACAAACAACCGTTTCAAAAATCAGTCGTAGACCAGCTGGGAATGGGAGGATTTGGACACGACATCTAGGTCTCGCATCGTGAGAGTTCGGCGGACCGGCCAGAGCCCGTTTGCGTCCGCTTTTGGTGGGTCGACCGCGACGAGCCCATGCCGCTGACGGGCAAGGTCGAGGCAGATGAACGCCGCGTCCGCCATGTCCGGCGAGGCACCCGCGCGGGCCTTGAGTTCGCTCTTCGGCTCAACCTTCACCCTGAGAGAAGAGCCCTTCACCAGTTCGAAGCGCCGGTTGCTCATCTCCTTCGCGAGCTCATGCGTGATGCCCTTGATCTGCTTGGTTCGGGTGAACTCCTTGCCGACGAACCACAGCTCGCTGACGCGGTTGCAGTAGAGCTCCTCGCCTGTGAGCTGGCTGTTCATGCTCACGCGCCGGTCGGAAGCCTTGCCACCGAACGGGACGCGCAGAAAGTCGTTGCTCCACTCGCCAGCCAGAACGTCACACAGCGGGGAGCCCGCGCCCGTGGAGTCGACCGCGAGATTCTCGGGTTTAATCCCTCGCTTGAGGCATTCCTCTTTGACTTTCTGAACAATCTGGTAAGTGCGCGGGACCGCCTTGTTGGTGGCATCGTCATTGATCTGCACGAAGTCTTCGTATTGCAGGCAATACTGGCCGCTCTGATCGAGCCCGACCCGCGCGATGGCAAGCACCGTTCGGTCACCCCCGTTGGTAAACGCGGGGTCAAGTCCCGCAATCAGGGTGCTGTGACCGCTGAACTGAACTCGGCTCAGGGCTCCGCTGGACACCAGCTCCGACTCGCTGTAGATACCCTCCGACTCGTCACTGTCGAAGAACACCGCTCGGACCATTCGCATGTAGGCCCGAGACTTCTCGCCGAGCAGCGCCTTGTCTTCCTCGACCTTTTCGAATGTCGGCAGGAAGGGGTAGATCGTGTCTCCTGCAAGAATATTCGGGGATCGTTCACCATCCAACCGGATGTAGCGCCCGTTCCACTTGGTCAGCCACGTGTCGTCCGTGTCTGTCCTGACGGACTCCCACCCGTCTCGCGGAGTGGACCAGATTCCGAAGGCGTCGAAACGGGAAGCAGGGTTGCTCAGGGCTTTGAGCTCGAACTTTGGGTTCTTCGACAAGTTGCTCAGGCCCGCCTGCACGATGGCTTCGCTGAGTTCGCCAAGCTCGTCGGCAATCAGGATCACGTGCTTCTGCTTCAGACCGATGAACTTTCCGATAGCCTCCTTGGTTCGACTTCGCTCGGCCGCAATGAGGGATAGTCCCGCTCGGTCGAAGGTCTGTCCTTTATCATCAATGTAGTTTGCAGAACCCGTAGAATCTCGGATGTTCACCGGCGCTCCTTCGATCACCGAGAGCAAGCTGATGACGGAACCCCAGATACGCTTCCGGGCTTCCCGCAAAGTGGTGCTGGTCATCAGAACCAAGGTGTCCCTAGGCTTGGCGAGCCAAGAGATGATTCCGTAGCCCGCTAAAGTATGACTCTTTCCGGATGAAGCAGAACCCCCAATGGAGAGATACTTGTTGTTGATGCATTCATGAATGATCTTCTCCGACCAAGGATGCTTGATGAACATCTTCTCGGGCAGCCCATCATGATTCCACAATGTATCCGCGATTCTCCAGAAGTAATACTCCCTAGCCCTCGCCGAAGGGTGGTTCCCAAACCCCCACAGCAACGCGGTGAGAGTGCTTGTAACCGGAATCGGGAGTCCTCCGACATCCATCATTTTCGTGTCACCATCGACTCGGGGTTCCAGCGTGTGGCGCACCGGTTTCTTCTCAGGCTTCTCTTTTTTTGGTCTTCCCATGGCAGTAGATTGGGGAGGTAACCACTTTTTTCCTTGACGATCAAGTCAAATAAGGCACTCATTCCGCGCATGCCCGCACGCACGAAGGCCACCGAGAAGGCCAAGAAAGCCGCAAAGCAGAAGCGAGAGAAAGCTTACGAGAACGCTTTGATGCGCAGCCGTGCCGTCTCGATGCTCAACCAAGGGATCATCCGTGCCCGCATCGCCGAGCAGCTTGGAGTCACTCCCGCTACGGTCACCCGCTGGCTGAAGGAGTCCGGCATCGAGCCCGTCTCCAAGCAACCATGCCCCGACACGCTCGGGCTTGAGGCCCCCACGTTCACCGACATCCCGTTGACCTTCGAAGACGATCCGGGGCCCGATGAATTTGAGGAGGCGCTGGAACAAAGTCTCGACGGGTCTGCTGAGCACCCCCTGCTCGCTGCTCGCGACGAAGAGGAGCAGGGCATCATGGCTGTGGCTGAGAACCAGTCGACGCCTGCCGACAAGTATCAGGCCTTCGTCGCGGCCCAAGCCATCCGCATGTTCCGCGACAGCATGCCTCACATTCGGGGCCCTCGCACTGTCAAGGAGATGTCCGAGCTGGATCAAATGATCCGCCGGAACCTCGGCCTCAATCCTCGCGGCGGCAGCGGTGGCGCTGGGACTCTGCAGATTGACATTTCGATCCTCAACAACACCAAGGCGGACGTCGGCGGAAGCGCCATCCCGCAGCGGGTCTATGAGGCGGAGATCATCGACAACAACGAGGAAGACGAAGATGAGTAAGCCAAGAGAGCTCAAATCAGAAGGAGTCCGGTTCCAGAACCGATACCGCGACACCGTCACCATCCGCCGGATCTCCGACGTCACGTGGCTCTTCGACGTCGACGGTGAAGGACACTGGCGTTTCGGTAACACCTTCGTTGACCCTGCTGGAGGGCCTTTTGTTTCCGTTGGGGTTACCCTGAGCAGGATACACCCCAAGCTCCCCGCCGACCGGCAGATTGCCAAGATTGCCTTTGGCCCCTACGATGTTGACAGCAGCGGCTACGAGTATTCCGGCTGGCTCCTACATACTGAACCCGTTGTGCCGCAATGAAGCTCACCGACACCAGCATCGTCATCGGGGTTGACAACGGACTGGACGGCGGCCTCTGTGCCCTGTCCGCTTTCGACGGTTCCCTGATTCATGCGATCCCCATGCCAACCCGTCAGATCGGAGGGAAGCGAGAAGTCGACCCCTCGGCGGTCTACGTCTGGGCTACAGGGCTGGGGGACTTCAGCTCCCGCATCCTGTTCGCTATCGAGGAGCCACTCAAACACGCCAAGAGCTCACAGGCCATGCGATCCATGGGCATCTCCTTCGGGCTGCTCTGCGCCACCGCTGAGATGATTGGCTACCACATTCGCCGGATTCAGGTTTTGGATTGGCAGGGCCCCGTGCTGGGCCGCGTCGCTCGCGGCAAGACCAAGCAGCGAGCCCTCGAAGTGGCTTCTGCGCGCTGGCCCGATGAAACTTGGCTGGCCTCTTCGAGACACCGCACACCCCACGACGGCATGGTTGATGCCGCTCTCCTTGCTGAATTTGCCCGCAACACCTACACCACCGTAAAAGCCCATGGATCATGACATCCTGCCCCGCCTCCGAACCATCGTGAAAGACCTCTGCGGAAAGGGGAGCCACGTGATGGTGCCCCGCCTGATCCTCGACGTGATCGAAGAGGACCAGATCGTCGAGTTCGTCGAAGCCGTCCGAGAGGAGTTCGACATCCCGCTCCCTGAGAATGTCATTGACGAGGAGACCACTTTCCGCGAACTCATCGAACTCATCACCGAACCATGAACCGAGAAGACCTACTGAACCTGCATGATGAAACCTGTGCCAAAGCGCGGTCCATCATGGAAGCCAAGAACAACGACTACACCGGAGGCAAGCAAGCCACCGACGCGCTTGCCAACTTCAAGTCCTCAACCGCACTGGGCCTGCATCCGGTAACCGGACTCCTGTTGCGGATTCAGGATAAGCTCATGCGCATCCGGAGCTTCGTCGCTGACGGCGAGCTGCGGGTCACTGGTGAGACCGTCACCGATGCCTGCGATGATCTGCTGAACTACGCAATCCTCTGCAAGGCGCTGCTGGTTGAAGAAGCGCAACAACTTGACAGCGTTGAATCCTCCAGCGAGCCACTGGACTACGCAACCTTCTACAAGGCGATAATGTGCGAAGAAGCGCAGCAGCTCGACAGCAGCGGGCCGACACCCCGCCTCAAATTTGAAGAGAAGCCGGAGCACGATTGCCAGTGCGGCCGCAGGTTGGTCTACCACTACTCACTTGGCTGGTGCTGCGAGGATTGCCACCTGTGAAACTTTTCTGAAAAAAGATCTTGCCCCCTACGGCGGGCATGGTAACAAGGCTCTCGTATGGCACACGAAACACCAGACCACAGCGTCAAGCCCAGCTACATGATCCACGTCGAAGGCAAGGGTTCACCCACCGTCTTCCACGACGAACTCCCAGTCGCCGCCAAGGAAGCCGAGCGCCTCGCCAACAAAGAGCAGCGCAGGGTTGCGATCTATCAAGTCGTCGCGGTCGCCACCCCACCCAAGCCGCAGCCCGTTGAGTGGTCCTTCGCGGAGAACGTGTCGGTTGGTTGTAGCCGCTCGTGCGACCAAGAGCTCGAAGAGGAGAACATCGACGACATTGTCTCGCGGTCCATCGAAAGCCTTCTTGAATCCCTCAAGAGGGGTAATGGTTGACCCCAACACGCCTCGGTAGCTCAGCTGGTAGAGCGCTTGATTTGTAATCATGAAGTCGTGGGTTCGAATCCCACCCGAGGCTCTCTTTCAAAGTAGAACAAAACCATGAGCACAGGAGCAGGCAAGGGTAGTCTCCCACGGCACGTAGACGGTGAGAGTTTCCGGAGCAACTACGACCGGATCTTCTCTCGGAAATCCTCGGCAACGCCAAAGGACGACAAGCCCAAGGAAGCAGAGACCGCCACGCCCGAGCCCCCTAGTGTTCAAGACGACCGCTCGCAGACCGGCTAAAGTCTGCGGCCACATCCCAGCCGTCGCAGTGAGGTGCGTCCAACGTATCCGTATCGGTAGAGCCTGACCGACGGTTGGAATGTGGTGGCGGTGACTCGGTGTGAAGTAAATAGGAGACCGTTGCGCAAGTGGAGACTCACAAGCTCACCCGATAGCTCAGGGTTAAGCGCCGAGAAGCCAGAGCTCCCTAGTCGACTTGCGGACAAAGGAGCAACCACCAAATCCGCTGACAGACCGGCCAAAGTCTGTCACCCCATTCCAGCCGTCGCAGTGAGGGCATCGAAGTTTCTGGCAGGGAGCCAGTCACGAGTGGCACCTGTAAGACGGACATATCAGCCAGAAAAAGCTAGCTGTGCAGACTATACCCGCGCCTGCAAAACGACGGTGAGCGACCTGACCGACGGTTGGAGTGGGGTAATCAACGCGCATGGGTTCGCCGACTCGCACCATGCTCCACGTTGCTCTGCCCCACATTCTTTCTCAAGAACGATGAACGAACTAGAAGCGCGAACCGTAGCTTTGCTCCGACTACACTTCAGATGCAGCTTCGGACGGCTTGCCATGTGCTGCCAAGCACTATGGGATGCTGACCGCTGTGAGGAAATCACTGGTTACCGTTACGGCTCCCCGATGGGTCAAGGCATGGTGGTCGCAATGGAGGATTACTTCCAGCTGGAGCGCTGCGAATCTGACAAGATGAGCATGGGCGAGCAGCAATGCATGGCCTGTGGGCGTTCTCAGGTAGCCATCAGTAAGACGCATGACACACCGAAACATTGCGGATTCTGTGGAGAATCCTCAAGCCTGTGGAGTGCTCTCGGTTGAGCGCCGCAACCACCCTTTTCCAAGAACCAAACAAACCAGACAGCACGACCATGAATCCTGAAACCGAAAAGAACATCAACGAAGCCATCGACTGGCTCCAATCAACCGGCGGCTCGATCCAAGACTTCGCCTCAGAGCAGGCCCCGCTTTACTGCCAAGAGGTAGTGCAATGGGAGCTATGGAGTTCCGCTGCCGGTTCAGCATTCGGAATTCTGTTAATCGTGGTCGGCATTGTCTCGGGACTCCTGTTCATCAAATTCATGCGAGAGGACGAAGGGGAGCCGAATTGCCGGACGCTTGTTACCTGCGGAACTATGTTCTTGGGCCTTATTTTTGGTCTCCTTGTTTCTGAGGACTTCGTTCCCCAGCTCATCAAAGCCCTCAAGGCACCACGCATCGTCATCGTCGAGCACCTTCGCGGACTGAAGCCATGAAACCACAAGAACAACGAATCGCCATCGCGGGGGCTTGTGGGTGGACGAATTGTGTGGTCCTAGGGAGTGGAGTTTTCAACCTCATCGAAGGGAACATACCCCGTGTCGAAGGTAAGGCGTGGACATCCACCCCCCATCTGGTCCCCAACTACCTGAATGACCTCAACGCGATGCGCGAGGCTGAGAAGGTGCTGCTGACTGTGAACCAGCAAAACCGCTATCAAACTGAAATTGCAGAAATTTGCTGGAGCGACGAGGAGCGTGGAAACAATCAAGTCGTGTTTAATCAACTCACAGCCAGCGCAACCCAACGAGCCGAAGCATTTCTGAGAACCCTCAATCTCTGGACCGAATGAAACTGAAACGGATTGCACCGACCCCATGGGAAGTAGAAAGAACTGCGCAAGAGGTTCCGCCCTCGCGCCTCACCGCGACCGTCTACGCCGCTGATTCAACGCGGATCTGCGAGACCAAAGGGCCTCACGCCGTCGAGATTGCGCAGCTCATCGCAGACGCGGTGAACAATTACACGCCCAGAACCAATGACACGCCATGAAACCAGAAGAACAACGAATTGCCATCGCGGGGGTTTGTGGGTGGAAGCAAATACCAGACGGAAGATGGAATCTTGACGGAAAGGTTGAGCCATTTCTCCCCGACTACCTCAACGACCTTAACGCGATGCACGAAGCGGAGAAGGCGCTGGACCCCACGCGTCAACAAGAAGACTACTGGGACTTCATATTCTCGATTACCGGAAGTGGATTTGAAATGTGTCACGCAACCGCATCACAAAAAGCCGAAGCCTTCCTCCGCACCCTCAACCTTTGGACCGAATGAAAG